TGTTTACCCATGACAGGTTGCCGCAATTAATAATCCGGTTGTATGCGTAAAGGTTATCATTGGCCGTTGCTGCGTTGGCAAATGCGCCGTACTCAGCAACTCCGCCGCAATCAATGATTGTGTTATACAGGAATTTATTACCGTTGCAATTATCAAACATTTCAAAGGCTCCGCCATTCCAGCCGTAATCCTCGCTTTCTGCCCATCCGCCTGAGATATAGCAATACCTTACCACGTTGTAATCGCCGTTGAATGTGAACGGGTTTGCGCCGTAATCGTTATCATTACCGGGAAACGTGGTTGAAAAAGTGTTTTGTACATTTTTCATGTTGGTAATGGTGCAGTACTCTACAATATTACTATCGCCGTTTACCACTACCCCGCCGCCAATATTTGAAAATGTACAGTTACGGATTGTGATATTTTTCTTTTTAAAGTCATTGTATTCGCCAATGGTTATGCCTTGCTGCGTTGGGGCCTGACTTATCTTATCATTAACATCAAATGACGTATCTGTGATATTAAACCCGTCGAATATAATGCCGCCGTTTAAGGTTGTGTTGCTGGTTCCTATGTGTACAGCTTCATTCCCTGCCTGCTGGATTAATGGTAGATTTCCCGTGCCATAGTTGCCGAAATAGATCCGGTTTGAGGACGTACCAAGGCAGGTAATATTTAACCGTCCGCCGAACTTATCGCCACGCTTGAAAAGAATCGAATCGCCAGGATTAAACGAACCCATGTTGCTATTAACTGATGATATGGTTTTCCACGGTGTAGAAAATCCGCCGTTTGCCGTTCCGCCTGTGTAGCTTGATGAAACGTAATAGGTGGTCGCATTGGTTAGCAACGGCAGGCAAAGAATAAGTATTAATAGTTGTTTCATTTTTTATTTTTTGTATCTTTGAATCCGGCCAAAAAGGCAACAAAAACGGATACTTTACATTTGTAAAAGCCCTGCTATTAGTTGGGCTTTTTTTATTTCGCTAATTGTCCGGTTAACAATACCCTTGCCGGGCCTTCAAACATCAACTCAGCTTTGCCGTACTGCTGAATGCGCCGGTAGCCGGTAACACTTAATAAGCTTATTCCCGACATCGGCAATATGGTTACAGCCCCGCTCAATCTGTAAACATTCACCTTATACCCACCCGTACCATGCCCTGCGTATATCGTGCAGGTTGAATAACAGAAAATATTTGCCCCGTTATCACCTTCGCCTATTGTGTAGCTTGTGCCGGTTACATTTATGCGCTTTGGCGTGTCAATTACGGAGATGGGAATGCCTTGTTCTAAGTTGGTAACCCTTGATGATAGGTTGTTGATTAAGCCCGGTAACGGTGCAACGGTTGACTGTAAACCTGATACATCGCTGGTCGCTTTGTTTACCTGGCCTATGATTGTAGGGTGCACATCCAATTTATCAAACTTAGCAGCACCGCTTTTCGGCGTTACGAGCAAGGCGTTACCAACTTCGGTTGTGTCCTTTACATACTGCACCTGCGCTGATGCAGACAGGGTAAAGCAGGTTAATAAGACGATGAGTAGTTGTTTCATTTTTTAATTTTATTGAGTAATTATAAAGTGCCTGATGAAACAGATACCACTTGCCAGTTGGTTCCATCGTATTTTAAAATACAGCTGCTACCAGCTGATAAGCTTGTGGCCTTAGTACCGTCGATATTTTTTACAGTTGCACCGGCAAACGTTACTGGAAAAGATGCCTGCCCTGTAACTACCGTTAATTGCGTACCCGTAACGAATGTGTTCCCCGTGAATGTATTTACAAGCGTTAATTGTCTACTTGCTGTAATATTTTTGAAACTTATCGTTTCATCACTGATCAATTGGGTATAATTTGCATCCGGTGCAACTGTCATGGATGTTTGTAACGCCTGAATAAATCCTTTCCGCCATCGTTGCGATTGGTTACCAAGGTCATAGTTATTATGTAATGTTGGCGCTACAGGATTGCTGAATGAAAATTGCTGAGCGCCTCCAAAGATCATACTGGTACCATTGTATGAAATGGAGCCAGCTGATCCAAAAAGCTGAAGTCTAAGGGTTGTGTTTCCTGCAGATGGCGATGTTCTGCCTTGAACGTTATCAATTGTCAGCTGCCCATTCTGCGTATTAAAATAATCCATGGCTGTATCAATAGGACCAGCATGAACAAAAGTTGTACGAAATGCCCACTCCGATAGAAGGGAATCTTTATTACCAACAAACATGAGTGGTCTTGTATCCAAATGCCCACGTGATGGCTGATCAACTCCAACCTGGTGGTACCATTCAAACTTTCTTCCGAAATCAGTTTCAAGTGATGTTTGAAAATATCCTTCACCAATAAGATCTGCTGATCCACCAGGACTAATGTTGTATCCTTCGGTAAATATTAAGCCCTGCCTATGTGTTGCTGAACCGCCGCCATTATAGTTATTAGAAATTGCATATCTGCTCCAGTGCCCTTGTTTTTTTCCAGCAGGGTCTAACGTGTTATATTTTTCTGTTAAGACTCGACTTAATAGCTTTGCCTTCTGTGTATTATTTAGTGTATTGCTGGCGAAATTTACCCTTCGTACTATTGAATCTCTTATATAGAGTGTATCAATACCATTTGGACTAAATGCTTTGATGTCGTTCAGCAATGTATTGCCTCTTGCAACAACAGCATTAAGGCTATCTGAACTGCTACCTGAGCCAACACTGTCTTTATATGCAAATACTTCCACCCCACCTTTTACATAGAAAACAGAATCAGCCCGTCGAAGCGCCTGTGTTACCCATTTATTGGCCGTATCAATCGGGGTGCCACCACCGAGGCCAGTAGTATCAATAGTTAAGTATCTTTTGCCGTCTGATGAATCAACATATCTTAAAGGGTTTACAACATATATCGTGCTTCCAATTACGTATTCAATGCACGTTCCAGCCTTACACACAATGATTGTAGAATCAGTATTTGAAACAACCGAATTGACAAATTTTCCTGTTGTATCGGTTTGCGATCCACCTGATGAACCAGCCCCGCCTTTAATTGAAAATTGCGTACATGTTCCACCCTTGCAAACTATTGCGGTGCTATCGGTGGGAAAAGTAACTGAGTTGACAAATTTACCGGTTGTATCAATGGATTGGTTTGGCGACCAATAAGTACCGTTGCCAGCGTAAAGGGTTGAACCGATGCGGGCAATGCCGGTTTTGTTTACCGTTGTGTCCGATGGTATCCAAAGTAAATCAGTTACTTTAAACCTGCCGGTAGTGTAACCGTATTGCGGCAATACATGGTAAATCTGCGCAGATCCCGAAAAGGATATAAACAATAACGCTATGATTAATAATTTTCTCATCTAAGTGGAATATCAGCGCATGTGTTATCGCTGGTTGTTGTGATGTTTAATGTTATTTCTACGCCTGCCAGGTAATCCTCATACTTATCTGAAATAATCCTGAATGACGTTTGATCTTCGATGAAATACGGCCTTTTGCCCGTGCGAATAATGCTGATAATGTCTGAAGCAATTTGCAATTGATCACTGATAACGTCCTGCTCAAATAAGTTCTCTTGGCCTGACTTATCTAAGAAAAAAAACTGCACATTATAAACCTGTTCCTGCCCTTTATTGAGTGTACCATCAACAACTGAGTAGCAACATAGCGGAAACTCAGGTTGTCCGTCTTTGAATATCCACTCGCCCGGTGTCGCATTTTTTGCGGTTCTTATCATCGCATGACTTTCCAGCAGGCTTTGGATTGTTCTTATTATTTGATTGTACGTCATGCAGTAAAACTTTGTCTATTAATTTTTGCTTGTATTTCATCGGTATGTAAAAATGAAAAGTTCACTTCCGTTCGTAATATCTCCGGTGGGTAGCGTTACACGGGAGCCAACGATTTGCAAATAGGCTGTGTTTGTTGTGGTTGATGCCGTGATGCCTTTAGCAAGCCCTGAGCGTACCGCTGTCATTACTGTGCGCCCACCAAGTACGGATACATCAAAGAAAGAAACGCCTGCATCCGGCGTAACCTCTACCCTTATCGGCGTTCCCGATATTGCGCTGTTATTATATGACCGTGTTTCAGGGTTCACATAACTACCGCCTAAATAGATCGGGCATGTATATGCTTTTGTTTCCGGGAAGATGACATCAAGGCCGCTGCCTGGATTAAAGTATTCTGAAAATAACAGGTAGTTTTCACGCAGGTAATTAATAATCCTTTGCTTGTAAAACTCTGCCATCTCTTTATACTTGCTTGATAGCAGTTCAATATCCGCACGGGATGGCGCAAGGCTTTCCTCAGATGTTTTTTGCAATACACCTTTGGAAAAAAACTGGTAACTGAGCGACAAGGGAAGTAGGCTCATTGTGTACCACACAACGCAGTCCGTAACATAGTTATCTAAAAACGCTTTTTCATCATTGGTTAAATTACCTGCGTCAATGCCGGTCTGCAGCCGTGAATAAAACGTGCTACCAAGCGCGGGCTGAACATACATATCCTGCGCAAGTTTTATCTGATGGAAAAGCTGATCACCTGCAATGGCATTACTTATGCCGGTGCGGTCTTTTAGCTTTTCTTCGTTTATAAATAAAATGTTTGCGCTCATTAATTAGATTTTCTTAGTACGGTTAATGCATTCCATTGATGACGGCATGATGGGCGTGGTATGCCTGATGGCTGCGTGAACCATCCGCCCCTGCGATCCCATACACTGTATCCCAGGCGTTCACTTATCCTTTCAATATCCGACCGGCTCCATACCTTTGCTTTGCTTAACTCCATCATTTTAGCACAGAAAGGACGGTTTTTTTCATCTTCCGGGCCGCTGTATGTGTACCTTAAAAGAATATCTACCGTAGTTGGTTTATAGTCTTTTACCGGCGTATCGGTTGCAGTCCTTTCAACAATATCATCCTCGCCTACCTTTACGATCTGCGGCGCAAGTACATTCGCTTTTTCAAGGTTTGATATTAATCTGTTTACAATAGCAACATCCTGCTTTAAAGTTTTGGCAATAACTTCAGCGGTTATGCGCTTATCCTTTTTGATTAAGTTGATTATGTTTGATTCCAGTTCTGATAGTTCTTTTACGTCCGCAAAATATTCAGCTTCACGGGCAGGCTTAGACGATAATATTTCGTAGTCGTTTATATCTTCGCCAAACTGCGCAAACTGTTCAGTAATTGCAAAGTCAATTTCTTCCTGATCTGAAAATTGCTGATCCATACTGTCTGCGTCAAGCATGGTAGCAATATCTTCATCTGATAAAGCCCAACTATTTTTAAGCATCATGGCCGCCTGGTTACGGTTCAATAGACCTTTCTTATACTTCTTTACAATCCTATCCATGTGCTGAAATTCTCGGCCACTCATTCCTTTCAGGTTTGAATTGACAGCCATTTGCCCGCTAACGTCAAACGGAGCTGCTTGTGGCGCGCCTCCTGACTTGGCCGGCGGTAATGCGTAATATTTCTGATCTACGCCCAATTTGTCAAGGAAGTATTCACGGGGCATAACTTCCAGCAGCAAATCTTCTTTAATAGAGAAGCCGAGCGGTTCAACCGGTGTTATTTTATAATCGCCTTTATATCCTACAAATTCAAGTATCTTATTGAACACTTCCTCATGCGCCTGCTGGCGTTCGTTAACGTAGGTGTTATTAAATATTTCGTATGCATCCACGATCTCAGAACGACCGCCTAACTGCCCCTCAGTTTTAATGCCGAATAACATAGGGCTTGTTACCTGATGCGATGCAAATATTTCCTGCTGAATGAGGTTATTGATGTTGGTGAAATCTTCCTTTGTAAGCATCGTCTGAGATAGCGGCAGTATTTCTGCGGCGTTATCTTTCGACGGGTTAAACATGATCACGACACGATCCCCTTCGCTGCCGGTAAATTTCTTTTTCAGTCCACTTTCGACGGCTGCTTTTTGTTCTTCATGCGGTTCACCGTTGTTAAGATTGATAAGAGTAGTTGCAACGAATCCATCCTTTGCGTTACCTAAAATATGCCTGCTTACCTGTACATCTGATTCAATGTAGTTAAGTCCCTGGAAATAACTTGGCAGCGGGTAAACGTCTGATTTAGGGTTATACTGCTTAACAAAAAGGATTTGATTTTTATGCTCAGCAATGGTGGCGGGATCTGTGGAAAATGAATGATAGCATCTTGCCTCCTCTTTATTATCCTTCCAATCGTTTTTAACCTTAAATTCTGTCTGCTCTTTATTCGATCTTACTTTGTGAAATTCGATGTGATAAACGTCTTTGATCTTACCGAGCAGGTTGTAAATGATCTGTAAATAATAACCGCCGTACATCTCATCGTCAATGATGCATTTCTTTGCGACCTGGTTAAATGTTTCACCTTGTGTATTTGCTTTTACCGGAATGCCTTCAAAACCTTTACCATAGATATAATTTGCTTTGCCTTTAACGATTGCGCCGTGCTTCGGGCTTTCGTTATACAGGCCCATTAAGTAGTTAGGATAATCATCGTTTTTGCCAAACTGGATATACCCCTTGGCCTTTACTTCCTTAAATTCAGGCTGTTCAGCTTTGGCAAACTTTATGGTAACGATATTTTTATAATCAGTCATTGTAAGTCTTAAATGAATTTGATTGGCCGGAATACTTAACCGGGCTAAAATCTGTTGCAGCCCTCAGATACATGTAACCCTCCTCTACGATATTGCCAGTTACTGCCATGTCAGATGCAGACGCTTTTTCATATATACTATATACCCAAAAGCCATCTGTTGACGTACTGAAGTAAGTATTTACAACAAATTGGAATTTATCGTACCGGGCGGATGTACTTGTATTGGTAGCCATGACCTTTACCACATCGGCGGTAGTCTGATTGGTAAATACAAAAAGGAAATACGGAGCCGAGATTGTGGCGTTTTCCGTACCGGTAAAATAAATGGTTTCAGTATTTCCTTTACGTAAGTTGATCATATTAAAAAACCCCGTCTTGCAACGGACGGGGCAGTTTATAGGTTTTTCGTATTGTTAGCTTCCAGGTGTTTCCAAAGCAAGTCCGATGACTGAAGGAACGGTGAAAAAATCCTCCCTTTCCTGCCCGGTAAAATTCAGTGTGTAACCATTTGCATCACCTGCACCTGCACCCGTCTGTCCTTTTGATTCGCCCATGAATAAACCGTTAAAGCGCCCGTACATACGGTAAGTGCCGTCTTTATCCAGCGTAACGGCAACGAGCCTGTTTTTTGCCAGCGTCATGATAATGTTACGGGTGGTAGCATCTCTTTTGTTGATTGGAAAATCCAGTATCTGATCGAAATACAATGTGCCGTTTTCAACAGATTTGATTGGATTGCTTTGTGCGTTGGCGGTTGACCTTGTAGGTACTTCAAACTTCCAGAATCGAGTACCTGATGCCTTTGTGATTGCCGATACTGCGCCGCTTGCATCCGTTACGATGGTTACGTTTTCGTACTCAGTAAAATAAACGGCATCTATGCCGCCCACGGCTTCGTCGCACTGTATCGCGTAACCGCCAATTAATTCGCAAAATGCCATTTGTTAAGTATTAAAAAAGGCGGCGTTTATTGCACCGCCTTTACGTTTGAAATATTGTTTTAGATCGCGGCTTTAAACTTCACGCACTCGTTTGTGAAGGCAACGTTTACACCCATCTTCCAGGCTCCACGGAATCTTACATCGTTGTTATCTTCGCTGTACCACATTTTCAGGCTGTTTGTATCTTCGCCTTCCAGGTCAACACCCATTGCCACATTACCCATCCTGAATGCATACAGATCGCCTGTACCATCAAGGCCATGCACCGCTTCCAAACGGATGCCTGTACCCGGCACTTTCAATCCGCCGTAGTTTGAATCATCTTTGAAATCGTAATGGAAAAGGTTTGCAGCTACTCCACCATCTACGTACATATCGTAGAAATCGTAACCGCAGAAAATGGTTGTGGTTGTATCGCCTTTAAGGGCTGCAGGAATGGCATTTTTTACACCTTTCACAACAGCTACCGCATTGGATGATGTAAGTGTCGTTACGGTGGCAATACCAGTAAATCCTGATACGTTTGCATCGATTGGCGATCCTGCATCGATCAATTTGATAAGGCCGTCAAACTTATTCAGGTTAACGTTTGAGCTTCCGGTGTCGCCTTGCCATATAGCGATCTCATTTTGGATGGCAATTTTTTCCAGCTTACGATCCAGGTACGCACGCTCAAAATCGGCGTTGCCAAAATCTTCGTATGTGCTACCAGCTTTTAATGCTTCCTGTGTAAACTTTGTTTCCAGGTCTTTAGGACACAGTTTTTCTTCCACTTTGATCTTGCCCACAGTAACGGTGCGCTGAGTAAAAGTAGTTGTACCTGATGGATCAAATGAGCAGCTATCAGCCTGGAAAATCGCATCAGTTTCCATCAATGGGATAGATACTGCACTCTTAACTTTGGTTAACAGGATACCGTCTTTCACGATCATTTTTTGGGTTTTTGCGCCCATCACAGCCGCAGTAAGCAAGGGTTTTAATTCCTGCCTGGTATATGCCCCTAACGTTGATACATTAAATGCCATCTTATTTCGTTTTTTGGTTTTTTAGAATAGGTTTTTGGACAGGTTATTGATAAATTCTTTATCATTCTCCCTTTTATCTTCTTTGAAAATGTTTGCTGTTTTTACGGTTGTATCCGGTGCGGCTGCTGGTTGATCAACGATAAGCTGAGATAGCTGTAAAAGCTGCTCAATAACTTTCGTTGCCTTGCCTAGCTTCACTTCGTATTCCGTGAATTTCTGTTCGTAGCTGGCAAACTTTGTTTCATACTCTCCAAACTTTTCGTTTGTAGCCGTTTCAAATGCGCTGAACTTTTGGCCCATGTCCAACTCAGGTGTACCGGGTGCGGCCGGGGCTGCTGGTGCGCCTGGAGTAATTGCTGCAATAGCTCCGTTATCTGCAATGGTGATCTTTGTACCGTCGGCCAGTTCAATATCTCCGGGTAATGCTGGGTTGCCGTCAATCATAACGATACCGCCCACTTCCAGCCTGTCAATCATTACCTCGCCGCCATCTTTCAATGGATATGATTGCGGGGCGGCAGGAGCTGCCGGAGGTGCGGCTGCGGCTACGGGTGTTGCCGGGTTTTGTAAATCGGCAAAAAATTCCTTAACCTTTGATAAAATTTCTTTAGCGTCCATACTATACTATATACTTTTTTAGATCTTGTTTAAAATTTCTTGTAATTGGCGTAGTAGCTGCTCATCTTTGCTTACCGGTTTTTCATAATCAAACATTCCTTCAACGCTGAAACCCTTTACCTGATTAGATTTTACTAAATCCCATACTTCCGGATTTTCTACGAAAAAACTACCGAACCAAGTGCCGTCCGGTAAATCCTTGAATGCGTCCAGTGGCTTTACCCCTCGCGCCGCGTTGGTGATAAAACTTTCAAACATCGTAACACCTTCCACTTGCATCGCTGCGTCGTGCGTAAGGTTTACGTTCTTTTGATAGCCTTTCTTTGCGAACTTGATGGAGATGTTTTTGATTGTTTCCGGTGAAAACTTTACATAGTGTTCGCCGAACGTTTCCGAATTGCGGTAGATAAGTTGGTCAGGTATCATGAGCGGGCCGGTGATGATCCGCTGGTCTTCGCTGACAACCTGAAATTTTACCACGTCTTTGAATGCGATAAAATCACGCTTAATGGCGGGCGCGTCAACAAGTGCAACAAATGATACCTCGGCATCATCCTGCACCTGCTCGCTAATCTTTAAGTCGTATATGGGAAGCTCCATATACTACTATATACTTTTTTCGGTATTGTTTAATTTATGCGGGCTGCACGATTTAACCGCCTGATCCTTTCCTGATTATTTGTAACGTCCGTTTCCAGCACAAAGGCCCGGTTGCTGGCATTACCTATTTGATTGATAGAATTTTGATCAAGTGTAGTCGTTTGAGCCTGTGGCGCAAGGGGAGCGGTTGCGCTGATGTTTGGCGTACCTCCACCTCCGCCGCCAGGTGTTTTAACTGATGCGATGGCCTTGATGTTTTTAATACCAAGCCCGATGGTAGCGGCAACGGATGCAAACCTTGCTACCTGTGCAGCCGGGCCGAATATCCCGTAATTAGCGTTTAATGCTTTTGATGCGGCCGCGTATGTATCAATAGTAGCTGATGCAATGGCAAGTACTTTGCCCGCTGCGGTCTGCTTCCCGGCGAGGTCGGCAAATTTTGACAGGATGCCGCTGGTGTTTTCCGCTAACTGTATTTCGTTTTCAAATTGCTTTTTCTTTATTTCGAGCTGCTCATCCGCTGCATCTTTTTTAATCTTAGTGATTGCGTCCTCTGCTTGCTTTGCAAGGATTTGCTTTTGGAGATCCCCTTCAGCAAGGGTTGACAGTTCGACGGCTAAATCCGCTTTTATCTTTTCGATCTTAGCGTTTACATCATTGGGATTATTTAAGACATTAAGGTTTGCAAGTTTCTGCTGATTCTCTAATCGGGTCCGCTCATTAGCCTGCTGCCTTTCCAGTTCTGCAAGGTCGCGCTGATCCTGTTCTTTCTGCATGCGGGCGTATAGCTCCTCGTCTTTCTTAGCCTGATCACGCTTTTGGCTGGCTATAGACTGACCAAACTCAGCCAAATCTTTTAAATACTTTTCCCTTGCCGCCTTTTGCTTTTCGGCATTTGCCTTGTCAATAGCCCGGCCTTTTTCGGCTGCGTCCGCCTGGTTTTCAAGCTGCTTAATTTCAAACTCATTGGATAGTTTCAACCGCTCCGCGTCAAGTGCTGTCGTACTGAAACCGTACTCCTTAGCCAGTTTAATAAGGCCGTCTAACGTATCTTTTTTACGCTTGATCCCGTTCAATTCAATACCAGCAATCTCTGCATCGCTTTTGCCTGCAATCTTTGCCCGTAGCTTTTCAATATTGTTTAACCGGTCGATCTGCTCGTATTGACCTTTCAATGCATCGGTTACCTCTTTAGTTGCATCGGCAAGGGCTTTCTGTGAATCAATCTGATCTTCGGTTACGCCAAACCAGCTTTTAACTTTATCAATGATACCGCCTACCCACTCAGCAAATTCACGCAGGCCGGGCACTAAATTCAATAACGCCTCTTTAATATCCTGAAAGTTGGCTATCACAAGGCCAAGCCCAACGGCGAGCGCACCGATGCCGGTGGATATGATTGCAGCGCGTAATGTGCCGAATGCTTTGGTTACACCGCCGATTAATTCAGTCTTTAATAATTTGAAGCTATCCAATGCCCCAGCAATGCCACTGATGCCTTGCTGTAAGGCCATAGCCGCCTGCACTTTTAAAAGTACCTGTTCTACCTCTTTTCCGTTCTCACCTACTAAACCAAGTAGCCCCTGATAAGTAGAAAAGCCTGCGGTAATACCTTGAATAGCGCCGCCAAGTGCAACAAATTTCTTATCCGGGTTGAATGTTTCCGTTAACGCCTTTGCATCACCGATAGCATCCTTTAACTGCGCCACTCGCTTTGCCGCGTTGGTTGCCTGTGTGGATGCTGCGCCAAACTTATCAGATAAAGTCAGCACATCGTTTTGCGCCTCGCGTAACTGCTTTTTAAAGCTGCCAACGCTTTGCCCGGCTTTGTCTAAGCCTTCGACCTTTACCTCCGCTGCTACTACTGTTTTCATTATAATAAATTTGTTTTATGCCAAATCATTGACGATCCGGCGTAAATTGTAGCTGTGTTGCTTGTTACCGTTGCGCCTTGCAGTGTTATGTTTCCCGGCGTTGCGCCGTTGATCACCCTAAATTCCCACCTGAAGCCAACCTCTACGCCGTTACCGGTTGCGAATGTTGAACCGAGCGTATTGATTGCCGTAATTAAGCTATTGGTTAAAGCGGTTGACAACGTACCGCCGCCCTGCTGTGCAAGACCTTTGATAGTGCAGCCGGACGGCGCGGCAATGGCTAATTTCATTCCGCTTGTAGATGTGGCTTTACTTGCTGTACCGAATATTGAAACAACGTATGTTTCGTATGCGCCAATGGCAAAAGTTAGATTTGTGCTTACTGCGGTTGTGGATGATGTGGTAAAGTCTGCAGCAAGTGTTGCCGATCCATTTCTAACCGTGTCTGCCTTATCTGCTTTTAGATTTATCCGGTCGCTCAGGCTTGCCGTGTCCGATTCATCCAACTTTGCACCGAGCGCGGTTACAAGATCCGTCTGATCTTCAAGGCCGCCGGTAATACTGCCCCATTTCACCGATCCGCCTCCACCGCCTGACCCAATGGCCGTCCACTTGACCCCGTTACCGATATAAGCAGTCGAGCCAATAACCACAAGGCCGGTTTTGTTGACGGCAGTATCCGTTGGCGCAATAAAGGCGCTGTCTGCCTTAATCACTTTAGCCCGTAATTTCTTACCGAAGTAAACCTCTGTCGTGCCGACCTGCGCTGCCGCGCTTGATGAGATAAGTATTAATAAACCGTATAAATAACTTTTAGTAATTCGCATGTTGTTAATTCGCTTTTATTTGTATTGAAATCAACTATTTTAGAAATCCTGAACAGGCAGCCGTCTATGTAGATGAATTGCCTGAAGTTTAAATCGTAAATATCCTGCTCGGTTAATCTGAACTTTGCAGTAAGTAACCGGCTGTCCTTATCCGTAATCTCCGCCAGGTATGGCGAGTAGTATGCATTGAATAAGTTGTTAGACAGGTTGCCGGTTACAAGGCCGAAGTATAACTCCTTTGTTACGCCAAAATTCATATCAACCGTGGGCGCATCCGGATCATTCAGATGCCCGGCGTACCCGTAATCCGTTAAAGTGGTCAGCACACTTGCCCCGTCAAGGATATTCCATGATGATACGCCGGTTATCTTTTTAACCTGCATAATCCTGATGTTATGCTCAATCGTATCTTCAAAACCACCATTACCTGACTTTTTGTAGATGGCCGGGTAAACTTTATCAGTGCCGGAAGCGCCGAATAATGGCGAGGCGGAAAATATCACCTCCGCCGTTTCTGTATCCTTAGCGAAGTCATAAGCGGTATCATAAATGCGATCCCCGTACCCTTCGTTAAACTTTTTGCGGTAATCTTCGTTATAGTAATCGTTATCCTGTTTAAACTTGAATTGATAATACCGGGCGTTTAATTCGCTCATTGGCTTTATCTTAATCGGGCTGCTCCTGTCTATTTTACCTGACCAATCAGCGAAATCTGATAGTAAATAGAAATCCGGGTATGGCTCAATAACTAAATGCTTTTCAATAAACTTATCTTCCGTAACCATCAGGTTAGACATCTTCAGTATCGATGTAAAAAAGTCTTTCTGAAACACGCCTTTAGGTATCGTATCATTGACGATCATTTGCTCACCGATGGCCAATTCAATATATCCGGGAGGGTCTTTTTGTAGTAAAAATTCAGCTGAATCAATATTGATTAAACAATAGTTGAACGGGGCGGACACGGCAACAATAAGTACCTGTATAGTTTCACCGTTGGATATGGCAACGGATAATTCGAGGTCAAGGTTAAAGGCCGTTAGGTTTGCCTCCTGCGGGAATGCGTACTCCTCCTCGCCTCTTACGGTAAGTATCTTTATCAGCAATTGATCCCCACTTTGGGGCTTCTTAAACGTGCCCGATATTTTCAGCTTTGCTTTGGTGGTAGTGGGTGCAGGGTTTGTATAAGTGAATATTGAATTAGCGCCGTTGGCTGTAAAGTTGTTCAGCGTTGCACCAGGGAATTGAAGTTCTAAAAACCTGACGCCAATAGCCGGTCCTATCGATTGCGTGGATGCGGTCTGCCCGTTTATGTAATCAGTTACCCCATTTTTAAATAATCCCTTTGAATTATTCGGTATAATTATCCTTTTGGCAAAATTAGAGTTAAGGAAATTCGATTCCCATGTATAACCGTTGCCCGTTATGATCTTATCGAGATACTCACGCAGGAATAGCGATGGCCTGAAAGCCGTGTATTGAAAGTTAATTTTATCCGTACTTACATTGCCGTAGTCGGCAAGGTTGTAGTAAATGCCTGAGCCGAAAGGCTTAGATAAGATAATCGTGAACGTGGATATTGTTTCGTTTACAATAGCTTCCGCAACCTCAATCTCTGTGTATCTATTCCATACGATGTTACTGAAATTGACAGCCACAACAGTATAAGCGCCATTGTTTGATGCGGTTGCCGATACGTCCAGTGTTGCACCAACGGTTACACTTGAAAGTACTTTATTGGTAACCTTTATTTTCTTAGTGGCAGCGGTAAATGTTGTTGATGTGGTGATGTTATAGGTAGATGCCTGATCCCAACTATTGACAATATTCGGCACGTTGTACGTGTGGTCGTAATCGCTGAAGTCCAAATCTTCCAGCCTCTTATTTGCCAGACGTGCGATAAACCCGCCCAGTTCACCAATGATTGAAAACTCATACTCAATGCCGCCTTTATCATTAATAATCTCGAGCAAACGAAATACACCTTTGATAACCTGCATGCCGTTTACCTCTAACCTGCACTTAGCCGCCCGTGCTGCATTGAAGTTATAGCCAATGTTCGCCTGTCCGTCAATGGTAAAGTTGGCATTGGTTATCTCGAATATATTACCAAGCACATCGTTATTGCGCTTAGTGCCGGGAAGGATGCCCGTCTTTGACCATGGCGTCGCCTTGCTGTCAAGGTTCTGCAAATCATCAACCGCATAAGTGATGTAGTTGCTGAAATCGCTTACGTCAACCTCTGTATTCTCTATGAATAACCTTATCATCTTAATTGGCTATGCCTTGTTTGGTTAACTTCAAAATCAATTTCCAGCGGACGTAGGCGGTTGTTTACGAACTTGCTGTATTCGTAATTAGTGTTTTTAATGGTAACCGGGTAAAAAAGCCCGTCCTTTTCAAGTAATATCTGTGGTGATACTATCAAATCGGACAGCCATTCATATTCGGCGTCCGTCATTGAATCGGCGTACATCTTGTACATCCAATCGGTAGTATTAAAGAAATTGATCTTTGATTCATAGTAGCGGTTTGATGCGCTCAGGTAGTCAACCGAATTGCCGTTAAACTTATGATCACGGGTTTGGTACGACTTCCTTTCCACGTCCATAGTCAGCTTGCTAACCAGGTCGAAGCGGTGCGTATCCCATACATTCCAGCGGTTTAAAAAGTGAACGCGGTGTGCGTCATACATTGGGTTACATACCAAGTTTACCCTGAACTTATCAAAACTGTTGAACCATATATCGTAATACTGAACCGATTCGATTATGTCAAGGAAAGGGAAGTACCCGCTGACGCATGCGGACGGCCCCACGTTCAATTGTACCACCCCGGCCGGTGGCGTAAAAGGTGCGCCATCGACAGATTGAACAACTGCACCATTGCCATCGTATAGCGTGATGTGCGGCGTGAGTGTAGTGTCTGTCAAAAAGCCTATGAATAAATTATCTCCGTTAGTAGTGCTTGAATGAAATTTAGATTGAGCATTTGCGTATAACGGTCTATTAGTGAACCACTTGTTAACTTTATCACTCATGCCGTCAACACGCCTGCGGAATGGTTTTGGCACCCACCCGAACGCGGATACTTCACCGCTTGCCATATTTGTAGTAGTTACGCCGCTCACATCCTCGCCAACTTCGATACGGTATATTAGCCCGCATTGCCCGGACATATCCGGCTGCGCTACTATGATTGATGAATTGATAGGCTCAAACCATTCGTATGTCATGGAGTTACGCAGCACAGGGCCCGCATCAAAATAGGCCTTACCTGTTCCCGGTTCGGGAACTTGCTTGATTCTAACCTTTTGTACGCCGTTAACATATAGGTCAATGACATATTTAAAGTCAACTGAACCGGATGCATCGCTGGTCATTACGTGCCAAAGGTCATCCTGCACGGTAGGTTTATTCGTAGGATTTGTATTAATCGTGATCATTTTCTGTTTAGCTTTTCAAGGGTAAAAATTATATCCCTGCCAACGGCCTCACTCATTTTCAATTCAAAGTCTTTAAATGTTTCCTTTATGGCATCGGTGAAGTAATGGGTGGCCTTGATACCGTACGCCTTGATGAGAAATACCAATTGATTCGTCTTTACATCAATCAGGCTTAACCCTTTGCGCTCCCGCCCAATACCCAGGGCTTTATCTCTTTTCCTTACCACCGTTTCAATCTTAGCTTTGCCTGTCTGAATATAGTTGGCAATGCTGCGCCTGCCTTCCTTACTCATACCGTATGTCCTGTATTGGTACGGGCTGCCGGGTGCATTGGCGGAACTCTTTACACCCTTAACACCTTCATTGGGGTAGTCGAAATAGTCGGGTAATATGATTTGCAGCGTATTATCACCAACTACCTGAAACCTCATTTGAGTAAGCAAATCGCCCGATGCAACCACCTTGCGGTCATTGGCGATGCGTGATAGTACAAGTTCAAACTCAGCCCCGTATTGCGCCAGTACCTTTTGACTGATGCCGAGCTGCACAGGTGCGCCAATATCTTCGTTTTGGCTGTCCAAAAACCCGCTACTTATTGCTTGTGCCTGAGCTTCCGCGATACTGATCGGCATCGAATTGTTGTTTAAGTTTTAAATACAATAGGTCATTCAAAAAGTGTATCACGCCGAGGCTCCAAACCTGTTCAATAGATATTCTTTCAAAGTCTGCGACCATCTTGGCATTATAAACCCATCCAAAATGTTCGACGAATTTGTTAGGGCCTGCTCCGCCTCCGCTCTCGTTATCCCCTTGCTTATCATTTGCTTCACCAAATAAGGCCGGGAAACTTGCATTGATACGCTGAATAGAGTGTAAAAAAAAACCGCTGCATGATACGCAGCCTCGAAATTTAACCGCTCGAAGTCCTGCGCGATGTCCTTGCGATCACGTTCGTACTTGACAAACTTGAACTTTCGTAATGAGAAACGTATCGGCGTGGCAATGCTTGCCATGATCTTATGCAGGTTCTGAACCAAATTTTTACCATAATGCAGGTTATCAACATAGATAGCCGCGTTATTATCCTTAGTGATCTCGTAGTTCATCCGGTATATCCTGCCTTTACAATACACGATCTTGCGGGGCTTGCCGGTGTACAGGCTCTTAGCTATTATATCAAATTGCTCATTGATAAGCTGGCAGTACTTATTGAAACGTGCCATGCCCATCTTTTCAACCTTTTCAGGCGTCTTGCCTGAGATAACGCCCACCATGCGGATAGACTTGTCGAATGTGTCTGCGTCCGTTTGGTTAATGCCTTCCTGCCCGATAAAATATAACTCTTGTAATTGTCGTATGGTCATACCATACTATATACAAAATATGGCGCTGTGGATTAGATCACGTAATACTGCCCGTAGCCTTTATGCTCGATCCTGCACTTATTGGCGAGTGCCAGGGCGTTAACGCAGTCATCGTGGAAGCCTTGCGGCGCATTGTAGCGGACGCCGGTAGCCGTGAATTGATATTCAAATATCTCCAGTTCGTCTTTTATCGTTCCTTCAGGGTAACCGATCTCGCTCTTGTGTATCGATGATGCGAGCGATTCCATTAACTGTTGCTTGCTTGTTGAGGTGTATTTAAAGCCGTGCATGGCCGTGAAGTATTTCTGTAAATCCTCAACAATAGCATCCCCTACGCCTGTGCTATCAATGATAATCGGATCATTCTTTGGTATCGTTGCCGTGATCGTTTGCTTGGTCTGTAGCCAATCCTTTTGAAAGCGCAGGAACTTACATACATTCCCGTCCTCATCAAACCCGATAATTACAGTCCAGTCAACGGACTTCGCCAGATCGATGCCCCAATACATCGGCTTCTTATTGCTAAGTTGTTTAGTACACTTGTTTATGTGCTCAGTGCCGAAGGGGTTGGCTGCGTTCTCATTGAACTCAGCAAGGAACTCCTGTTTAAATGCCAACTCAGGCATATCCCTTTTGGCATCATTTATCTCATCATCATCAATGTACGGGTTAGTGTACGTACTCATTTGCCAACTCATCCACTGCTTTTCATCAGGATCTTTACCCCGCATGAATAGCTTAAAGAAATCATTCTTACCTCGTGGCGTTGATAGAAACCATGCATCACCTTTTAAATCTGATAGCGTTGCACGGATGCCCTCATTCCATCTTTGAAATAGGTTTTTGGCAAATGCCGCCTCATCAACTACCGACCTTTTATATTTTCGGCTTCGACCGGCTAACTGGTTCTCCATGCTCCAAAACTCAATACGTCCGCCCGTTATCAATTCAATAAACTGGTGTTCGTTTTTGCGCTTGATCAATGGCTCTAATGCAGAAAGGCACTCAGTATAAGTGCCATCAAGTAGTTTATATGTTGGTGTGAAATATCCGGTAGGGTAACCGCTTAGGGCTGTTTCTGATAGCAGGTTAACAGCAAGGGCAGACTTGCCCCACCTCCTGCCGCAATCAAGTACGTTGAACCTTGATTTTTCGTCAATAACACGCTGTTGCGCATCATGCAACTCATTCAGCGTTATTATCAACTCCTTTTTTGACATACTGTACTTTTACGGTGACGGTTTTATCACCGTCCTCCTGAACCCGCTCAACCAGGTTATTCAACCGTTGTGTTATGGACGGGTTGTAGATGCCCGCCATGCCTCCCTCGATCTGATCCCCACGTATTTCCTTACGGACACGCGAACAGACGGCGAGATAATCCGTGTATCTGCTTTCGTAGTTTGCGAAGTAATGGCTAAGATCACCGTTCAATCCCTCCCCGTAAACGTATCTCTCAAAGCCTTCCATAGTCAACGGCCTTTCCTTTTCCCTGAATACCTGGTCGCCATCTTTACCTACCCAATCCTTTTGCTTGAATGGATTCTCTTTGGCCCAATCCCGGTACGCCTCGAACAGCTCCCACATCCTTTCCGGTGTTTCTATGTACTTATGCTTTGCCATACTTTAATATTTTTTTCCATTTCTTAGAAAATGAAAGTGTTTGCGGTTTGATTATAGTAATATCAGGTGTTTTTGCATCTGATGTTAAATGCCAAAAGCCGCAGCTATCGCAATAATATGATCTGCTTTCTTTTCTCCACGGTCTGCCTTTAGTCTTTACTTTCTCCAATGCGTTCAATGCTTGCTGCTTAGAGAACTGTCTCTTAAAGCACATACTCACTGATTAAATGGTAAATAATAATTCCCGGTCTTATCGTAATGCTCGCACCACTTGGTGTACTTCTCGCCAGCTATCGCCAGCCCCTCGTCTTTCATCTTCCGGTATTCGGACGTATCGCCAACATCGTGCCCAATGTGTTCGGCCTTCATGCCCGGCAGGTAGAAGTTATAAAACCCGGCTTTGGTTGCCCGGTATCCGTAGTCGCTGTCCTGCATGCCGTATGGGTCGTGGTCCTCGTTAAAGAAACCTATCTTTTCAACTACTTCAGCTTTTATCAATACATTGCCGAATGGCATGAATGTCGGATGCATGCCGTTAATATCTTTTTCAGGCAATGCTTCCACCGTATGAATACCAATGATGCCGGCGTTATCGTATATCATAGCGTGAACCATAGATTTTAACCAGCCATCGGGCATAGTTATATCATTGGCCATAGTTACATAAGCATCATAGCTTGTTTTAAAGAACTCGTTTTGTAGGTAGAATTTATTTAACCCTTGATTTATCGCCCTCGCCACTCCCTTTACATCAATCGTAAACAGGTCGAACGGATGCCCGGCGTTGGTCAGGTTCTTTAACGCGGCGGGCGTGTGGTCGTGCCGCATGTAGTCGAGAAATATAATGGCTACTTTCATAATATTTCAATTTCTTTTTTAACATCTTGCCAATATTCAATATGCGTAGGCCCTAAAGTAAGGTAGCCGCATTCCAAATGCTTTAGTGCGCCGCTCCGTAATATTTCATCGCAAAGTAACGTTGCTAATTCCTTTGCCGTATGGTAGTAGCCTGTATTATTTATGCTGATAGTATTGAATGCGCTATCAACAATAGCCTGCGCTTTTTCTTTTGGTGTCATATCGTTTCTTTCATGTTTATTGTGTACTCAGGATGGCAGTCATTCGGGCCGATGTCCTTTGCCGGATTGCCTGCGTATTTCCTTGCCCTTTCAGTTGTAAGTTTCTTTGTAACTACTGCACCCATGCCGATCATGCAATTATTGCCGATGATTTGCCGCTGATGTATTACTGCATTAAGTCCAATATTAACGCCATCGCAAATTTCCGTATGTCCGCCAATCTTTGCGCCGCATGAAATGGTAACTTTATTGCCAATCTTAGCGTCATGCCCGACGTGGCAATGTTTCATCATATAGGTATCATTCCAAATAATCGTACATCTTTCAACTCCGCTATCAATCGTAACAAGGCCGGTAAGCCTATTGTTATTTCCAATATACACATTGCCTGACTTTGCTTCTTTCCCTTTCCACTCAGCAGGAAACCCAATAACGCAATACGGGCCAATATAGTTACCTGTGCCCATCCTTACGCCTTCAGCGATTAATGCCGTCGGGTGTATTTCATTGCCGGGGAATCTACGCTTGTTTTTCATAATTCTACGCACATGGCTTTTACGTTATTAATATCCTTCCCTTTACTCCATTCCATGAATGAATGCCAGTCGGCAAATTTTAGCTTGTCGTTGTTATACTCAATCCCTATTACCATACCATCTATAAATTGTAGTTAGAAATTCAGCGACACACGCGCCGCAGCTTTTGTTATACCGGTAACCGGGATCAGCCAATTCTTTATAAGCCGTTTCAAGTTCTGCCTGTATATGCAAATGAAAATTTACCAATTCGCCTGTGCGCTGGAAATAGTCATGGATATGCTTATGCGTTGCAAAGACTTGCAAATGCTGCCCGTCTGCTGATGTTAATGTTTTCAATACTGTATTTTGCTTTTGCCCACTCATATAATTTATTGCCCATATCCTCGCGGGCCTGTTTATCATTTATTAAGTAGTTCAGGTGCGTAAACCAATCCTTTTGACTGTTCACCCACAGAACCGGCGCGTCTTTATCCTGGTTGTACGGCGCGACGTTCGACACGATAACCGGGATATGTTTGGCGGCAGCTTCCAATATCTTCAGGTTAGACTTGCAGGCGTGCCAATCTGAATCCTCAAGCGGTATGACCATAATATCCGCGTTCTCATACATCTGCATGTAGTTGGTCGGGCCTGTGCCGTGTAACTTCATGTATGGTAGCTTGCCGCCTACTGTGAATGACGAAAACATCCTTTGCCAAATGCTTTTGGTATATTCATCACTATCATTCCACCCGCCCAGTACCATTTGAATCTTATCCGCCTGTCCAATCAGTTTCTTAAACGGATTTTTAAGCATTGCAAGGTCGTGCTCATGCGTTATACTGCCCGCCCAAAATATTCGTACCCGGTCTGATTCCCGCCTTTCATCCGTAAACTGATTGCGGCCAAATGGTAGTCCGTTTGGTATAACCACTACATTGCCATTCAATGGCCGGATCTTAACAGCAAGGTTTTCATTGGTAACAGTAACCATGTCCGCGTGCCTGATATTGTTTTCAATACGTTCTGCCGTGGCCTCGTACTGATAATGTAACAGGTGGTTAGGTGGTAGCCGCCAATGATCGTCCATGTCAATAACTACCTTGCATTCCATTATCTTTTTAAACTCATCCCAATCGTGATCATAGTTCGACACACGGTTGTATAAAACAATGTCAGTGCCGGGTATCTTATCAGGTGTGATAAAGTTGGTTACATGGCCGTTAATGTTTTCCATGAAGCCAAGAGGTAGTAGTACCCTGTGGTAACCGCATCCGCTTCCCTGGTTACTCAGTCCGATAATTTTCATGCAGCGTTTATATACTATATAAAAAAAGCTGCACTGTGGATGACTACTTCACCTTATTACCTATAAACCCTGCACCGAAGCAAAATGCCAGCACTTGCGGCACGATTAGCGGTGTTATGCAAAGAACTATTGCGATCCAAACCGATAGACACGTTACGCAGTCCAGCGGCTTGATTCTCTTTGTATGTGGTATTTCAAACGCCTTTTTAATGGCCCGGTCAATCATTACTATATTGATCAGGTAGTAAGCGGTTAAAAAGGCGGCTATTGGAATGATATACATTTTATGTCTTTTTGTACTTTTTTCACTACATCGCAAACGTGATCAATGGGAATGCCGTAGTACCTTGATACGGCCCTGCGTGATCCTAATTCTATAAAGCGGTTAAATATCCTGATCTCGTGGTCCTCGTGCTTGTCTGCCGGTACACGGTCAAGATATTGCTTTGCTTTTGTTGCGACGGATATTGGTATTGAAGTCAGCGGGCGCAGTGAGTAAACGTAATCCTGAGCCTGCTTAATGTCTGACTTCCTATACTTCCTGTAAAACTGTGATTTTTTTGATGTAACCATTAGCCAGGCGGTGCGCATGGCGTAGCGGAGTAGATTGTCTTGGGCAAATAATGCGGATACTTTTTCACACGGATGTTCCAGTAAGGAAACCGCTATCTCTTGTCTGAGGTCATCCCGGATCGATTCAGGTTTTATCTTCTGAATCAGGTTGATCACGTCCGGGTGGTTGTACACTTTCGTTACGATCTCGTTGCAATCCTGCATACTTGATTATTATACGTTTTAATTCTCCATAGGTCAAGTGATGGATAAGGTTCTCAATGCGACCCTTAATGTTTAGTTCCTGCTTTAAAAATTCATCTATATCCATCTTATCAAAGCTACGAAAATTACAATACTTTCAAACTATTTTGAAAAGTTTATTTTACTATATGTCGACCTGGTGAAATACCTGCCCGCCTTCGCCGTTGCGTATGTCATGGGGGTTAAAATTTTATTTAAACATTTGAATTTGTTGTGTCTGTTCTTTAAATCGTTTTACGCCTGCATCGAAATAGTCTTTATCTAATTCGCATATAGTCATATCAAATCCCATGTGTTCACAGGCGATGGCTGAGGACATTGAACCGCCGTGCGTGTCGAGTATCTTATCTCCGGGCTTGGCGTAGTCATTCAATAATTTTTTATAAAGTAGTATTGGCTTATGACATGGGTGTATGCGTTTTTCATTCAATTTTTTATTCCCTTGCTGCACCATAGGTTCTGATAAACTTTTCGCTTGGCACATGCCTGCCCATAATAAAGGCAATTCGACAATATTATCAATAAGGCTGCAATAAGCTACTTCATATCTTTTAAAACTCATTCCTTCAGCTACGCCTTTATCCCATTTTATTCTACCTGCCTCTGCTCCAGTCCAATCCATATACTCTATGCCAAAAATTATCTGTTCTTTACAAACCCGTTTCAATTCATTAAAATACTCTTGAGAAGGGGGTTTAATATCCCAATCTTTTTTTTTGTAAGGCTTCTTATTTCTATTCCCATTTAACTTAGTGCCGTTTTTTTGCTTCACAGTAGTTTTAATTTCACTTAAAAATGCCATGTTACCTACATTAATACCATATTCAACATCACATATCGCCAAATCGAACGCCTTATCCGGCAGCGTAGCCATGTAAGCCATACAATCAACATTCAGAAATTCAACGGCCATCTTATCTAATTTTAATTATTTGGAATGTTAACAGGCATTTCTTCGCCGGATAAAAAATAAACGGTGTTCTGTAAGGTGTGCAGATGGTTAATATTTACGAATTGTTCTGCTCCGAATTTTAATTTAAACTCGTTTTCTTTTTCGCCAATTAGCAATATAATTATTGCACCGCCCGGATAGTTTTTCCAGTACCTATCAATAAGCCTGTCAAACCCGCACCACTGCACCAGTATCTCAGGGGTGAGGGGGATGGGGGAAAGCACATTTCTAAAAGTTTTAATGTCGATTGAGATGTGCCATATATCCTTTGCATCAAGCGTATATGGTTTATCGTGCCACATCACCACGTTACCGGGCAATAGCTTTTCGTTTGGTTGTATCATGATTCGTTTTTTGTTTCTTGGATAGTATTAATATTTGGCTGCAAATATCCCGTTGCGCTACATCTGGCGCATTGCGCTTGTATTGGCTCAGGTATTGGGCAGTTGCAACAATTCCCATCTTCATCAGGATTACGACAACATCCGGCAACATAATCAACTATAGTTCCAGTACCGACGCAATCGGGGCAAATGGACGGCGTATAGAAAATATTGTTACTTTCGTTTTTTTGTATCATTGGTTGGGGGTTTGAGGGTTAAAATGGCAAATCGTCTTCTACTTTTGTTTTGGATAAAATCTCCTCTGCCTCCTCAATTTGCGCAAGTGTGTGGTTACGCTTATCGTTCATAACTTTTTTAGCATTATCAATGGTATATTGCGACATTTTTTCAATTTCGCATCTTCGTTCTACAAATGCTTTTGCTTTGTCATAAACGGAAGATGCTTTTTCCCCTTCGGAAACTTCCATTTCAATTTCGATTTTTACATTTTCATAATTGCCTTTTGAGATTAGTCGGCTGTAAGTGATTTTTGTTGCTTTCATCTTTATATTATTTAATTGGTGATTGATTGGGTGGGGAGGGAAGGGGTGTTAATCGTTATCGGTTTTTGATTCAATTTCTTCGATTGTTCCTGTGAAATCAATCTTAAATCTTTTATCATCCAAAAGGTCTGCACCTACACTAAACTTAAATTCTCCCGCACCGGATTTTTGTAAATCCCGACCGATTACTATTAAGCAATACTTGACAAACTTCATGGGGTCTTTTTCCATCATATCTGCAATAAAGCTATCAATTTGGTTTTGGGTAATAATTTCCCCCGCCGGCTCCCTGGTGGGCAGGGTGGCCAAAGCTGCTTTACCTTTTGCAAGGGAAATGGCAAAGTTGATAAGGGAAACAAGTCTTAAATTGAACGATCCGTTTATTGTGCCTGTTTCAATAAAGTGCTTTATGCTGCCCTTTTCAAGTTCTCCCATTCTTCCAATGTGAGTATCAATTAAGTTTCGATAATCTTCTCCTGTTAATACCCCTTCGCTGGCCGGTGGCGGGGCGGCAAACTGTGCGGCGTATTCTTCCATTGCTGCTAAAACAGCAACATTTGGAAAGTGAATTAGTCTTAAAAAGTTATCGTCTGAACTTAAATCACCTAATTCATTTTCGATTTTTTCTCTTAGTATTTCTTCTGCTGTCTTATTCATTGTTGGTTGGTTTTTATTTTAATAAATTGTTTTGCATCTGCTATACGGGGAAGCGATCAAAAATCATTATCGTCATAAATAAGATTTCTATATAGAAAAAATCCTTTGATATATAAATTCCAAATAATGACCCTTCAAAATCTATGGGCTTATGCGCTTCAATATCAAGCACATTAAACACAAAGCCATTATAGCAATTCCACTCAAATCTGATAAAATTTAATCGGTTCATTTTTTAAGATTTGATTTAATTAAATAATGTTGAGTAATAAATTGTTTTGCATCTGCTATACGGGGAAGCGATGATTAATCCACAGTTTCTTTATCTATATGTATAACCGAGCCTTGTCCATCCATCCGACTTATGTAAACCCCGTGTATATAAAACATCGCAGAAGTGAACATATTCCCATACTTTTTAAATTCATCATTTGTAGCCTCCCTGCCATATCTTTCGGCATACTCAAAAAGAAACCAATACAAATCTTCAGGAGGTTCTATATGCCTTTTGTGCCATCTTTTTATATAGCATTCAGAGTTGTATTTACAAACGATTTTATCAACAAATTGAATAAATCTATTGTCGTATTTTCTATATGCCCTATCCAACTGAATTGTTAATATGGTAGCCTGATTATTTATTTTACTAATCCATTTCTCTACTTCGACTTTCCCTTCTTCAGAATCAAGAAAATCATGTATTTTTTTTAGTTTCATGTTTGTTTAATTTTTAATATCCATGCCCTGTATCTTCCCTTCTGTCCGTACAATGTGCCGGATTTTAGCTTGCGGTAGGTCATGGGGTGGATATTAATTCGTTAAAAGAACTTACCAGTATATTATCTCGCATAAGAGTGTATTCCTTTTTACTCTTTAATTCCTGATATGATAATTTAGAAGTTTTAACCATTAGTATATCGGATCTTAGTCTGCCATTCTTGCGCTTATCCATTCTAAACTTTTCCCCGATATCAATAGAGCTAAAAGATATTTGACTATACCTCTTTTTTGAAAAGTGATTATACCGGGCCATCCTTCATTATTTTGCGCCTTGCGGCTGGTGGTTAAATAAATAATCTATTATCTCGTCAAACGAATTGCCTACGAAGTAGCAGCCCGTCCACTTGTCTTTAAACTTAATTTCATCCGGCGTTAACTTACGCCTGCTCGCCGTCTTTGCTCCGTCCTTTATCTCGATCAGGTGCGACCGGCCCCGGAAGCCCACAACGATGTCAGGGAATCCGTTACCAATGGCGGACGTTACATATACGCTGATGCCTGGTATTTTACGCAGCTTGCCTACGATGTCGGTTTGGTTGCTATCTACTTTTGCGGCTCGCCTCATTTCCTGTATTGTTCAATTAATGATTCAAAATTCATTTTACTTTGCCTGACGATGTACGCCTGCCCCTTGTACCCGTACCGGTCGTAAAACTCCTGTATGGTCTTTTCAGATACGGTCTTTAGTTTACATATCCGGTTAACCGTAACCCCGCTTAATTCAAACTCGATTATCTCATATTCGCACTCAAGCGATTCCTGCGTGCGCTTTTTGATACGGCTGCCAAGTCTGAACCGACGCGCCAGCGGGTAGCCTGATTCGATATTGTCGATGATGGAGGTCATGGAGTTGCTTACTTTTATTTCAATTTGACTTCTGTTACTTCTCCCGTTTTCTCGTTCGTTATTTTAACATGGTCAATTTCATTTTTGCCATCGTATCAAGGCAATTTTCGTTGTATATTTTATTTATTTCCATCCCTTCTTTTTTTTAATTCTTTTTGTTTAGTGCTTCGATTTAGCTTTTCGTTTAATTAACCGCAGCCAGCTTATAACAGCGGTTTTGTGCTATTTGCCCCATCAACATTTGTGGTAAATTGAAGACTTGTGCAAGGGGCAAACAGACACAAAGCCGCAAAACGTTAGCTGCCATTTGCGGGCGGACGTGTTCCAAATCAACATTCGTGCAGGAAAGTTTTTTAAAAATGCCCCACCGCACTTTTGTTTTTTCAAAACAATTTGTTTTGTGCTGTTTCATCTTTTATTCGTTTTAGTGCTTTTTTGAAATATTCCTCATTTAATTCACTTCCTATAAAGTTTCTATTTTCAATTTCACAAGCAATTGCAGTTACTCCACTTCCACTATAACCATCAAAAACTAATTCGTGTTGGTTGCTAAAAGTCTTAACAAACCATTGCATTATTTCTGTAGGTTTTTGTGTTGGATGCCAGCGATTAACACTATTGCACTCATCTTGCTTTGCCATTATTGAAAGTAAATTTGTCGGGTAGTTTTTTGTTGGGTCGTAATCGTCTGAATATTGACCGTTATGTTTTCCGTATGTAGTTGTTTTGTCTTGTGGCTTCCTGTTCCCAATCGGTCTTATATTGTGTTTTGGTTTATCAGTTAAAATAGGGTTGTATGTGTATTGCCCATTTTTTACGCTTGAAAATATCACTACATCTTCAGTTTGTTTTAATGGCATTTTTTTAGCGTTCAAAAAGTTTGAGCCAGTCATTTTATCCCAAGTAATTCTAATCTTAAACCAATCTAAATTTGACATAATTAAACGGCTTGTAAACGGTTCATCTGCAAAAATACATATTACACCGTTTGGCTTTAATATCCTTTTCCATTCAGCCCATAAAGCCGTTAAATCAATATCGTATTCCCATTCACACTGCGTTGTATTGTATGGTGGGTCTGTCAATATTAAATCAACCGTTCCAGATGCTATCCTTTTCATAGTTAGCATACAGTCCTCATTAAACAATTCTATTTTTCCCTCGCTTCGCATTTTTAAAAAACTTTCTTTAGTGTTCCAATTAAACTTTAGTGATGAAAATCCCGCCAGCTACTAACACGGGTTTGGCAAAATGGCTGTTCAGTAATTCTATCAATCATTCGTTCTTAATTTTAAAGTTTAGTAATTCTATTTAGCTTCGGGTTCAGCCACTTCGCCAAGCCCCAAAACGTTAGCTGCCATTTGCGGGCGACAGTACATATCTCGGCATTAGTTCCCCTTGATGCTTTTCTACTCCTTTAAAAACAAGTGCTTTGTTTTCAATTAGCGGACGTATCACTTCATGCCTAACAAGGCAATCGGCATACATAAACATTCCACGTTCAGGTAAAAACCAAACGCTATGAAACATTCCTTGCGGTTTGTAAAATTCATCTTCTAAAGACAATTCGTGTTCTATTGCCTCAATGATTTTACGTTGACTAAGCTGTATTTGATATTCATTTTCAGCATCAACAGCATAAGGCGGTGTGGTATTTAATTTATCCATTTTGTCAGGTTATATGTTTACTTTGTTTTAAAATATTTAGCAACGGCCAACTTTTTGCAGAAATTATCTGTCATTGATTCCTGTGTCGTGCCGGTGAACAGGTGCGGGTCTTTCAGAAACATTTCATCGATGTACGCATTCGCCGCCTTGCGTATCTCCTGCCGCTCCGCATCGGTGTAATTCATGTGGCCCTGTTTGCCGAGTATCTTGTAAGCGGACAGCGGGATAAGTTTCCAGCCAACGGTATCAAATATCCCTTTGGCCATCTTTAGGTTTTCTTCGTCGGTTATTTCTTCCATCATTGGCGGTAGTGTTAATACGGGTTTAATTTCTTTGTGCTGCACCGATGCCCATTTGCGGTAAGCGTTCATGATACCTGAGAAATAAACGCATGAAAAGTTCTCATAGCAATTAACCGTGTCTATGTCCAGCCTGTCTGCTATGGCCATGTCGAACGCCAGGCGTATCTCGTCCGTTGTATGGTTGCCGTAGTTGGTTGCTATATGCTCAAGCAACACAGCCTTTTCGAGATCATCCGGCCAGTTCTGCGCACGCAGGCCAATCTTAACCATGATCAGCCGCAGGGCTTCTTTAAGTCCTATCAAATCGTCCTTTACCTTTGCGCCTTTAATAGCCTGCTCAAAAGTTGCGGGCAGCTTCGATGCGTGCTGCACTTGTACCGAGTTTTGTTTGATCACTTCCATGCCATTGTTTTTGATTGTTTGACCATCTTATTAACCGGCGGCGGGTATCCCATGTCTTTTCCAGTTCCCACCTCATTTTTCCTTTTTTGTTTGGCTCAGACCAATAGTCAAAAAATTGGGTTAACATTTTTTCACCGTGCTCTGTGAAGGAGAAAACCTGCTCCTTAAAGGCTTTTTCATTTTCATTCATAGAATTAGTTGGTTTATGGGTTCTTAGTAGATATACCGAGCCTATATCCCGTGAATTAGTATTTTAGTTATCTTTACTTTTTCGTAGATCAGATAATAAAAACTTTTTCAAGAGAGTAAAAAGGGCGTTTAATATTTTTTAGATGCCCTTTTTCAATCAGTACCCATACTTTCCTGCCTATCCCGTTGGCGTTATCAGTCATTTACTAAGAATTTCACGGTCGTTAGTTGACGCTCGGTTGGTCATTGCTAACACTTTCTGACTAACGTATTTGTATGAACTGAGATTTGCTATTTTCGCTTTTCCAGGGCGCGGCGTAGAAATCGGTAAAGATGCCGGTGATGTTTATTTATCACTAATCTATTGCGTCAATATCAGCATCAGTTAATCCAGCCTCGTAACCTTGATCGTACATCTTCTGCATAAAATAAAGGCCAATAATTATTAGCAACGCA